GTGCCAATGAGTCCGTTGACTTCCGTTTCGATGCCTTTAACTTCAACAACGGATGGGTCCTCAATTTTGAAAACATTCTCCACACACCACCATGCTGACCAGCGGAACTGATGAACGTCAGATTCCCTCACGAAACCTTTAATCCGATTAATCCAATCTCCGGTTTCCCATACTTGACGGGCGAGCATCTTGGCGGACTCAACATTGCGCCCATCAAAAGGTAGGGCATAAAATTCTTCCAATGTTTCGTGAACAAAATTTCCCAATAAAGTTGCCGATGAAGGCAAGTCCGGTATTTTGTCAATTTTGTTGAACTTAAATTTTAATGGGCATTGATTAAACGTACCCATTGAAGATGCTGAAAGATATGGTGGAGGAGTGTACGGGGGACCCTTTTGTTCACTCATGAATAATCTCAGAACCAGGGAACATGAGTCGTGTGCACTCCTCGATGAGTGCCATAAGCGACTGCATGGTTGCTGTTTCTAATGTTGGCTTAGGTCCGCCACCCGAGTATTCTTCCCAGAATTTACCTAGTTCTACTTTTTGTTCAGCGGTTAATGCCTTGCTTGATTCGCGAAACCGTTCCCATAGACTGGCAACTGCTGAGTCTACTTTTGGTGCTGCAGCAATAACATCTTGTTCGATTTCCAAACTCAATGCTTCATCCGAACGGGCTAAGTAGAGGGCGATACCGAACTGTTGTGCAGCCTTTTTGAGCGCATCAGAAACTGCACCTTTGAACTCATCGCCCAAATCTACAATTTCACCACTCTTCATACGCTTGATTTTTTGGCCACCAAATCCATCTTTTTGAACCATTGGGGCCCAATCATTATTGATTGTTAAGCGAACATGAGCAACAATGAAATCTGGGTCAAGTGCATCGCGTTCACATTTAATAATTTCCGATGACCATCCCTTTACCCCAAAGGTACGATTGAGCCGTGTGATGACTTCGCTTACGGGAATATAAGTTAAAGCCGTTCCACCCTTACGCAAAATACGTTCCACTTCGGGTGGGAATGGTTCACTCAGTTCAGCAAGAAGACGTGCTGATTCAATTTGTGCACGTTTTTTTTCTTCTTCATCCAATTTGCGAGATTCCGCACGATATTTCAATTGGCTCTCAAATTCTGGCATTTCTCCATCGGTTGACATTATAGTTTCCCTTTCTTAATAACGATGCTTATTTTACCTTCTGATTTTTCACAATAATTATCTACGTTGACACCAAGTTTGCCAAGTTCCCCGACTCGCCAATATGAAGGCGCTGCGTATTCGAACATCTTAACCATCATTTCGTCAGGTGTCAAGGTGATTTCGCCAGTATCCATATTGATGGCAAGTTGAGAAATCTTTGCTGCCACCTCAACGGCTAAACCTTTATGGTTCCATGCCTTGCGGTCAGCACCTTGCTTGCGCTCAATCTCCGTACCATCTTCAAGAAAGATGACTGAATCTTCCATTTTTTCAGCGAAACGAGTATTTGATTCGTCGTGGATATAACCAATATCTTTTTTTAATGAGTTTAGTTCAACCATTGCTGAACATAAACTTTTCAAATCAACACCATCTTCTTGGAGGGCGTTGAACAATTCGTTGCCTGCCTCGCCAATTAGACGACGAATATTTTCAATGCTCTCATAAATTGGACTATCCAACATAAACCCCTTTTTAGTAGTTACTTAGATGATGATACCGATTCTTTTGCGTTGAGGCAACCCCAAGCCAGTTAAATGTGTAAAAGCACCTACGACTGAGTCAACTTGGTCATCATGGTCGCATGCTTCGGGAAAAGATGATAACTCGTCCATCCAGTCCGTAAGCCAAGGAGCGCGTAAACACCTAATGTTTCCATTGGCAACTGCCGCTGCAAAAGGACGCGCTCTGGTGACTTTGTCTCCAGTAGCACGGATTCCACCAAAGTCATACCCTGATAGTACATACCTTGCGTACTGGTCTACGAGAGCCTTGCCGGAAGAGCCTGGTTCTTGTTCCATGCGAATAGCAACGAGCGGTCCGTCCTCATACGCTGTCTGAGCAATAAGTTGTTCTACTTTTTCTCCACGAACGCGAGCCTTCTTGACATCTAGGACATAAGCAACACCTTGGTCGAACAACATTAATGTCCCAACCGTCCAGTCAGGATTAGGGTTCGAATATGAGGGCTCTGTTGCTGCGAGGTCCCAGAACCTGACAGCACGAGCAGTTGACGTGATTGCTGGCATATCATTTTGGTCTAAGAGGACAATAGATGCTCTATCAAACATCGTTCCTAGAGTAGTAGCCCACCAGTCACCTTCTTCTAGGCGCTTCCGCTCTACAGGGTCCAACGCCTGAAGTGCTTGACGATAAGAATCAGCGTCGATACCAGGGTTGTCTGTAAGTTTTGATGGCACAAATACACGCCCTTTTTCTGTTCCTTCAACGATAAAACGTTGACGAACCCAATTCGGTGCTGGGTTACAGGCAGAACGCATTCGTAGTGGCACTTGAGCCAAGGGTCCTGTTGCTGGACGGCGTAGACGGGAGAACATATAGCGATAGTCGGATTCACGAATTTCTGTAACTTCGTCCATCCCAATAAATTGAAATTCTGCACCCTTGTAGCGCAGGTAGTCCTGCTGGTTATTTAGGTATCCGAAAGATAATCGAGCCCCTGATGGGAATACGGCAGTGTAGTTATTGCCGTTCCAACGAACATCATCATATTTTGCCATCCATGATTGGAACCGGTCCATGATGGCTCCAGGAAGTGCAAGGTCGGCGTATGTTCTACGGAAAATAATTGCCGAATATCCTGGTACATCAACATATTGCATTGCTGACATGAGAAGAGCGGAAGAATTATGTGTAGGAATAAAATCCTCTGATACTAAATACAAACTGTCTGGCGAAGAAACACGAATACACTTCATCGGCAGAGGACCAGTACGTTCTGCAGAAACGATATACCGGAAGTTTGTTACGCGTCGCTCTGCACCTAATAACGGCTCAAGACGCTCGGCTTTCCTCGTGAGACGAAACACTTGAACCTTGGCACGAAACTTAACTTTCCATGTCGGCCCACAGTCTTTGCCATTGAATTTGGCACGACCTTCTTTAATCGTTATTTTGTGTCCGAGGGAGCGAGCAAGGTGAGCCACTCCTTCAGTGAGGTTCTGGTTTGTATTTACAAACTCAACGGTTCCATTCGTAAGACAATTGCCGTCGGTGTCCATTAATCCTTGGAGGAGCGCCAAACGCTGCTCTTCTGAAGCCCAAAGATAATCGTGCGGAATATGCTTGTTCTTTACTAAGTTGAGTGAACGCAGTTCACCCATGAGACGACCACCGAAATAGAAACTAGAGGCTTTATTATCAATCTTAGTTTGCATGCTTGTAAGTGTGTACCCTGTCGCCTCCATTGCCTCAACAATTGAGTCATCCATTGAGGTGATAGTTGGGTTGTTCTTACTCCCATCTCCTAGCCATACGCCTAGAATATATGGGTCTATCAACAGGTCTTTCTCTGGCAACTGGAGTGACCTACAGACAGGAATGGCATGGTTTGCTCGACCACCACGAACGGTGAGCGTAGCGACGATTTGGGCGGTGGTACGAACCGTTCCGGTTGGAACGTCCATGACCTCCGGAGGATTTGACTTGTTCCACTCCTTACGAGACTCCGACAAGAACTCCCGATGTCTGGTTGTGTGGTCAGTTTTTATTCCAGCCCCAACGAGCGAACGAGATTCTCTTTTGTTTCTCCGCTTCTCACGAAATTCTGGTGTCCGCTTGGTTAGGGCCTCAAGTTCACGAGCATCATATGTGAGCCAAAGATGTTCATCATGTGCGTCTACTGTTGAACCGTCATCAAAAGTCAATTTGTATCCATCCACAATTTCAACTTCTGATTCAGCAAGAACAAGATGTGGATTCCCGTCGCGACCAAAAATAAAATCACCTGGCTTGATGTCTCCCATTTTTACAAAACCCGAAGGTGTCGGTATCTCCGAATAAAGTGAGAGCATTTTCCCACCACCTGCTGCTCCTCCGAATAGGCCTTCTAGAGAATATGTTCGCAAGAATACTTTTTGGGTAAGTGACGGTTCTTCTGGGCAGTATGGCGGCATCTTGGGCTCAAGATATTCGAGCACCTTATTCCAGTCAGTCATAGTTCTCTCCGAACGTTGTAGTTTGTATTAGATTATGGGCATGTCAACATATTGCACCGCTACAGGACAGTCCACATGCTGAATTCTTTTAGAAGATTTTTCTCCAGAGACAGTCTATATCTATTTCGTTTACGCTTTTTGACTCGTTCATCTATGGCTAACGTGTTAATGGTATTATTTATTTTATTAACCAGCGTTGGAACTTCTCTGATATCACCCCCTGTGGGTTTAATAGTAGCGGGTATAACTTGTGGAATTTTCGGCTATATCCTAGGTCTTGATTAAATATGGCTTGGAATCGCATCGACAATAAATCTATCAACCCTACCGGCATGAAGGGCGCCTCAGTACCTCCTGGTGCCCCAATTTCAACAAATCCAAGTTTCCAGGGTCGCGCCTATAGGGACCCGTGGGATATTGAGCGTGCATATCGTGAAGGCATGCAAAAAGTTACTTGGGTGTCACGATGTATTGACGCTATTGCAGGTAATCAGGCCCGTCTTCCTATTGTTTTGCGCAAAGACAACTCCCCTGATGGCGAAATCGTTACCAAAAAGCAAGGCAAATCCACAATTCTGGATATTTTGAATACTAAATCAAATATAGGCGAAAACTCATTCATTTTCAGATATCGCTTATCTTCACAGTTGCTTCTTGGTACTCGTGGAGTTTTTATTGAAAAATTAAAAGGCCGTGACGGAGCGTTAATTGGACTCAACTTACTTCCCCCGCAGTCCACTTCCCCTATGCCTGACCCACGTTTGTTTGTGTCTGGCTACGAAGTAAACATGCCCAATGGCGATAAAATCATCATGAAACCAGAAGATGTTATATGGATTCGCCGCCCACATCCACTTGACCCCTATCTTTCAATGACTCCAATGGAATCCGCTGGCATTGCCATTGAAATTGAAAACTTAGCCAAACTATATAACCGCAACTTTCTTCTCAATGATGGTCGTCCTGGTGGTTTGCTGGTTCTTCGTGGGGAAATTGATGAAGATGACAAGGAAGAATTAAGAAGTCGTTTCCGTGGCAACATGAGCCGAGTAGGAACCACTACTGTAGTGAGTGCGGATGATGGTGTTGACTATGTAGATACTTCGTCTAACCCACGTGATGCCGCCTATATTCAGATGCGTCAAATCACTAAAGAAGAAATTCTTGCATCTTTCGGCGTCCCCGAATCAGTTATTGGTAATGCTTCCGGAAGAACATTCGCCAACGCCAGCGAAGAAGTAAGCGTATTCTGGAATGAGACAATGTCCCCCCACCTAGAAGTTCTTGCTCGCGCTCTAGATGAACTTGACGATGAACACTATATTGACTTCGATACTTCCGATGTTCCCTATCTAATTTTGTCAAAACAAGAACGCGAACGTTACTTGATGCAAGAATTGCAGGCTGGATTAATCAGTCCGAACGAATACCGTGACGGAACTGGAAGAAAAACAGTTGAATCAGACCTGGCAGACAGCCTTTTAATGAACCCGAACTTAACTCCAATTGCCAACACCACCAAGCCGATGCCACCGCCCCCAGCACAGGGCGGAATGCCAGTCCCAGGAATGCCAGGAATGCCCCCAGGTGCTCCAGGAATGCCTCCAGGAGCAGAAGGAATGCCTCCTGGGGCAGAATTGGGAGGTCCGGGCGTGGACCCGAATACGATGGCAGGGGCTTTGGCAGAAGAGTCTGGAATGCTCCCCGCTACTAGCGGTGTCCCAGGGATGCCCCCAGGTATGCCAGGAATGCCAGGAATGCCAGGAATGCCCCCAGGTGCTCCCGCGATGCCAGGCGGATTTGGGCAAATGTCTGACCCTTCCGAAATGCTATTCAAGGATGACTTATTTGAAAAAGATACCGACCTTGCTCGTTGGATAGAAATACTTGACAGAAGTTTGGAACGCCTATTTGAACGTCAGCAACGTGTCGTACTTGAAAAAGTTGCTGGACAAAAATCACGCAAACTTTTGATGAGTGGCGGACTTGACGTAGATACCGTCATGCCTATTGATACCTGGAATAAGCAAATGGACGAAGACATTAAGCCAGTTCTTTCGGCCATTATCAAAGACGCCCAGGCTATCTATTCGACAAAATCCGCTTCTTACTCTAGCCCTGGTCAGAATGACATTTTGACTCATATCGAATCTCAGATGGAGCGAATTAAGAGTCGGAATAACGAAACTCAACGTTTAATTTCTGAAGCCATATATAATTCCTATGGGATACGGGACGAAGAACAGCGTGCTAGTGGTGTTAGGTCTAACCTAAATTCTATTTTTACCGAAATTTTGGCTAAAAGACGACCAGATATGGCTATCAATGAGGCTCGTCGGGCGTGGAATTTCCCGCGCCCTCTATAGTTGCAGTAAACTCCCCCTATTTAGTTTACTGAAACTACATAAACACTAATAAACTTGCGTTCATCAGGATAAATAGAGACTATTATTACTCTAGATGATTGGAGTATCATGAGCCAAGGAACATTTGAAGACATCCATTTTAAGGCGATGAATGGCCAATTCAATATAGATGAGGCACAAGGAATCGTTGAATGTTTCGTTGCTGCCGTAGGTAACAAAGACTCCGTGGGTGACATCGTCGCATCAGGAGCATTTACAGAAAGTCTCAAGCGCCGCAAACCGCGCGTTGTATGGGGACACAACTGGAACGACCCCATCGGTAAGGTTCTAGAAATTTACGAAGTACCAGCACACGACCCGCGTCTCCCAGGAAAAATGAAGCAAGCAGGAGTGGGCGGGCTCTATGCGAAGGTTCAATTCAACCTTGCAACAGAAAAAGGTCGCGAAGCATTTGCTAGCGTCGCTTTCTTTGGTGGAGACCAAGAATGGTCTATCGGCTATAAGACTCTCCAAGCAAACTTTGACTCCGCCATGCAAGCAAACGTTTTGCGTGAAGTTGAACTGTACGAAGTGAGTCCAGTTCTTCATGGTGCAAATCAACTGACAGCCACAATTTCCGTCAAGAGCGACGAAGGTGAAAAGTGCCACAGTCCTGCTATGGGCGCTGGAATGCCAATGATGCCAGCAGTAATGCGTGCTTTTAAACCAGGGATTCCAGAAGGTGGCCCATCGCGCATTTCGGCAAGAATTGGCTACGACGTTTCTAGTCCTCGTGAAGATATTTTTGCAGAAGGCGAAGCACGCGAACTTAATCGCGAAGAAATTTATAGACTTGAAGAAGAACTGATGTCACGTTCTAATAATCGTCTCAAGATTATCTCCGCAACTGAAAATATGGTCACATTCCATCGGATGCTCCCCAATGGTTCATCAACGGCTTACCGTCTCCCATACCACTACGATACGGCTGTTAGACAATACATGTTTGGCAAACCAGAGAAGATGGGACAAGGTCCTAGCCAGCCTCAACCACAAACAGTCGTTCCTATGCAGATGCCCAGTATGCCAATGTCTGTCAAGCCGAATGCCGTCAGCCCATATGCCATGGTTAACGGTGGATACGATGGCGAAAAATCCGTTGAAGAAAGACTCCATGAAGTTATTGCTGGCTTAAAGTTGCCGCTCTTCGACGATGAAGTAGCAGAAAAATCTCAACAAGATAAAATTGAGGAAGTAGTGAATCTTCTTCAATCCTATATTGAAGAGAAGAGCGAACCCATGCGTGTCATTATGAAATGTGAACCGCATCAAGCGTTCCGTGTTAAGGAACTACTCGACCCGGTAATTGAGTATCACGGACTTCAGGCAGAAGTCAGTGAAAAGGGCGTCCATCTTTCAGGGACATTCAATGATGAAACACTCGATGCACTATATGCGTCAGAGAAAAGTATTCAACGGATGTTCATGAAAGAGGGTGGTTGGGGAAAAGATAACGGCCCTACGGGGCCGACCTTCGAAGTTGAAGTAAAAGCCCTCGGAGGCCGAGTTGGCCAAAGAATCGGTG